CCAACATCTCCGCGTCACTTTCTGGGCCTATGGCTAGCCCGGTTTCTCCTGTTTGCCTCAGGTCACACGTTCTGCAGTCAGATCGTAGGCGAGTGGCCCACGTTCCTCATTCTCGTCGTGTTCACGGCCCCATATCCACAGATCGGTGAGAGTGTCCTGATTCAGGGCCCAGTGATCGTACCGGGTCTTGATATGGACGGGTCGGTCTGAACGGACGGTCAAAACCGTGTTGACGAACCAGAGGTTATCTGGCATGCAGGTCTCCGTGTGGTGGAAATTGCCCTTTATATCCTTTGACTCCCGCAGATGGAAGAGGTCTGGCGTTGGCTCGCCTGCCTCGAGAGATATCTGCTGTGCGCACGGCATCCCGTATAAGCGTTCCATTTCCAGGCGCGCCGTGAGCGTAGGCTTGGCGGTGTGTCGCCAAGGTTTATCTGCGAGCGCCCTCACCAGTAGCTCTCGCTTGTAAGTGTCGCGCTCAGCGTCGACATTGACAGTGATGCTCTTGGTGAGGTCCAAGATACGGTCGCAGATTGGGGCAATAACGGGCGTGTCCGGATGCAAGTACTTGTAAGATACAGCTTTCGCCCGTAGCAGCGCGTCCACACGCGTTGCTTTCATTGTTCTGGTCTCTGGGGGCAGCCAAAACATCTTGGCTAGAAACTCATAGGGGTCCCTGAGTCTCTCCAGGTCCGCGGAACATTCACATCCGCAGAAATGGGCCTCCTTGAAGTTCGGCTTGCGTTCAAACTTCAAGTTGAGTCCAAGGTCACGAGCTATTGATTCGCTCTGGCCTACGTCCAAACACATCCCATCATCGCCCTCGATGACTCCGACAAATTTCTCGAACGCGAGTGCAACCAGGCGTTCTGGGTCATGGCAATCGGGCTCGAGGGCGCGCACATACAAATAGGACATGAATAACAGATTCATGAAGCCATTGGCTGACGATGTCCAGAGCGCCCCCGACATCAAACTCTCAAGGAGTGACGCGGAGAACCCTCTGAATTGTAGTACATTCTGGGATCCAGATACAAGATGCGCGAGCAGCCTCCGGATGTGCCGGTGCACTAGCGTGCCTCGCATCATGTGATTGAAATAGTACTCCTGCAGCCTTGCGAACACTCCTCTGTGATGAGCTTCGAAAGATGTGAAATCGGTCTCAATCACGGGCTTGTCCTGGAAGGTCGCAAGCAGCCTCGGCGGCAGTTTGGACGGGTCGGATCCTTTTATGAACCATTTCAGGCTGAACAATTTCTTGTCCATCGCGTGTACATAGGGTCCAAGCAACACTTTCGTCTCGTCACTGTACGAGTTGATAGTGCGTGGCCACTTTTCCTCCATGTATGGTTCCCACTTGACAAAGCTCTGACAAGTTGTCGCTTTCTTCAACAGAGCCTTGGCCATTCCCCGCTCATCCATCATGAGCGACGCAAGGTATTTTTGCCGGGCATGGCTGTAGTTTGATTTGCGTAGCCACGTCTCGACAGAGGGAATGTCGTGGTCCTCGATTTTCGGGATACGGTGCACAAACCTTTTCCCGTACTCGAAGAATATAGAGATCTCGTCATGCTTTGGGGTAGGCATCTCACGACCCACTCGGTGTATTAACCCGAACAGTGCATTGCTCGTGTCTCTCCTGTCATAGAAGATACATGGCACGAGTGGGCGCCCCGCTGCGTTTAGCGGGCCAAAGCGATGGTACGCGGCTTCGACATGCCGTGGTTCTTCGCCGGCTAGACAGTGACCAAAGTTGAAGGTGGGGTGGGAGTACTCTCCGCGCGGTGCAGCAAATTTAATGTTGAGCCGCTCGGAGGGCGTTGCTAATGCTTTATACATTCTAAAGTCTCCTACCCTCGCCCCCATCAGCAACCATGACCAGGGGTTGCTGGTGGGGGCCGACTGAAAGGCTGGCCCGTCACATAGGTAATGCGCCTGTGCTCATACCACCTGTGGCAAAAGACAGCCTCGACCACCAACCCGCCGGTGTGCGTGTTACGCGAATGGATTTCTGGCTTGTTCAACGATGTATATGTCCTGTTCGCGATCATTTGGGAGAGACGCATGGCCTCAACGCTAAGGTCCATGTTGGGCAAAGTTGCACTCAACGCGGACCTCGCATATGTGTAGCCTTCATAAAGGGTCTCCTTCTGAGTCCACAACGTGCCCCGTCGGGTGCTGTACGTCCACTGGACCTTGAAGAGACTCTCACCCCCAATGGAGAGTGGTATTCCTCGATCGTGTACCGCACGGGTGTCTGCTACACTCGTGTAGTCCTCCACCTTCTCAACACGCACGACGTGTGTGTCGTATGTCCCGTAATAGGCGGGTCGCTGCGGTCCCCTGAATATCCAGAACAATGCTAAACCTATGAGCGAGATGATGATGTGAGCCAGTCTCATGGCTATCATCTGCTTCCACGGCCCTTGCGAAAGTTCTGGCTCTTGTAAGGTGACCAACGGATCAAAGATCTGTTGGACACGACCAGGTAGATTGCCCACCCACGTGTCCAACGTCAAATCAATGTCGTACAGCCAGCGCCCAAATTTGCTGTCGATCGTTTCAGGGTCTTGAATGTCCAATAGGAAGACCGATGACAGGGCCAAAGCCAGGAACACCACGCACATGAGCATTGATGTCCAGTAAACGAACGACGAACGTGCGTTTCTGGGGTCATGCGCAACAGTCCACTCCTGCTCTTCGGATGGACTGGTTTCGTTCGACCGTCTGATTGCCTCTGGGTACATGCTGAAAGGTGTTGGCACCTCGTAGTGTAACCTCAGGCGGTCCTTGGGCAAAGATCGCCACTCAAATAGAGCGTTGCACGGACCCAGCTTGGCGTCCTCCTCCGCTTCCTGAGCAGCTTTCGCAGCCTCCTCCGCTTCTTGTTTCTTTTCCGCCTTGATCCTCGCAATCCGTTGCGGAATCGACTCAGCTTCGGCGGCTTCCTTGATTGCAGCCTTCGCCTCAGCAGTGAGTTGCCTCAACGCATCCTCCGCTCCACGCAGGTTCTGCGCCTCAGCCGCGACCGCCTGCACCATGGCAACGTTCCCACGTCCCTTCACCTTGGGCCTACTGTGTGAAGCCGCGCGTGCTGGTCGCTCCTCATCCGCTGCCCAACCTGCTCCCCGACCTTTTGGGGGGGGCTTGGCCGCGCTGGGTGGGCCACTTGGCCCATCCGAATTCGTAAACTCACCGTTCAGTCCGTTCAACTGACCGTTGTCGTTCTCATTGAAGTTCTGTGCTAACTTTGGCAGTAGTCGAGCTTGTGCGATGGTTGTCACATAGTACATGACAGTGACTTCCTGCCTAGCGAGGTCGATGTGAGTTTGCGAGACGACTGCCCATGAGGGACACAGCTGGTTCCACTGACGCAGGTAGCGCGAGCGCAAGCGGATCGTGCACACGTAAATGTCGTCTTCACATGTCCACTCTCCGTTCAAGCCCGACAGCTCTTTGGCCTCCGCCACCAGCTTCCTCAAGTCGTCCTCGGTCGCGTGGGCACAAATCTTGATAGCGCGCTGGCCCTCATCCCATGAGCAAGCCAGGTTGATGTTTCGAGATAGTGCGAGAAGCCCGACTTCCGCTGCAAGGCGGTGGTCCTTCAGGTAAACGGGCTTTGTGTCCCACGCCGGTCCTGGGTTCAGCTCCACGTCGTTCATCAGACGGAGCAATACATCGGCGGCGACGGACTTTTTCAGCCACACAGTCCCATCCTCGACGATGAACACGCTCCCGACTGCACGATAGTCGTATCCATCCAGGTTGTCGGAAACACGGACCCCGCCCTCACCAACTAGGCGGCTTCGGAGGCGTCGCGCGTGCATGAGATTCTTCTCATGATGCTTTGAGCTGAAAAGCCACGATCGCGAACGCAAGGCCGCGAGGATTGCCCTCCCCACGACCAAATCCTGCACAAGGCTACTCGGGTACAGCAACTTCAGTGCGGCTGCACGCGCATGAAGTTTGGCATACTTGTCTCCACCGCAGTATGTGTGGATGAGGACTGGAATGTCCATCTTGGGGAGTGCCTGCTCTTCCCACGAGTGCCCTGTTTCCGTGCCATCAAGTCTTGGAAGACACATCTCTGGGATCTTCCGCAACTCCGGCTGATGCTTGAATGTGTCAGCGTATTTCAAGGCCCGTTGCTTGATGCGGTAGGCTGCGCAGGCCGTGTTTTCCGCATGCAATGTGTCCTTCCTTTGGTTCCGGTCTTGCACCCGAACGCTGACAGCGAGATCTCCTTTCCGAATAACCGCCAAGCCCTGTCTCGCAAAATTTGCGAGCACACGCCCGGCCGGTAAGGCGCTTGCCATGAGATGCCCTACCCGCTCCATGACAATTTTCCGGTTTTCCGCATTGAGACTCAGGTAGAGGCGTCGCGCAACTGGGTGAACCTTGCGGATCGCAGCGTCGAAAAACCGTGAAGCCCTCAGCAGGCTGTCGTCGTACGTGGGTACGCCCGCCAGCACAAGATCACGCGCAGTAATCTTGTCCGAGGGGAGATGCTTCTGAGATGTTCTGCCTCCAGGACGCATGTCAATGGGATCTCCGCCATTGGCATCCTCTTCCGCGCGGCGGCGCGGGTTTCTGGAGGACTTACGGGCAGTATAAAAAGACCTGCCCCGCAGTGAAGTACTCGTCATGGGCCCTCGGTAGCCCATGCGGTTCAAACCATCGCTCGCCAAGCATGGTCTACCACTTACGCTGGCCTAACTACTGGCATACGCTGCGCCGGGCTCGCTGGAGCACCTCGCTGGAGGCAGAATGCGGC